CATCGGCGGCTGGGTCCGCGACGGGACAAAAAGCGGCAGCATCATCTTTTCCTTTGCCCTGGGCGGGCAGGACTACCGGGTCATCCGCACCAGGACCAAGAGCGGGCGCGGCACCCTGGCCCTCCAGCGGTGGAACCCGGAGGGGGACGCCTGGGCAGATGAGAGCGACACTACCATGAAGCTGACCCAGGCCCGCATTGAGCGGCTGCTCGGTATGGACTGCAACACCTTTTGTAGCATCGCCCTCATCCGGCAGGACGCCTACGGCCTCTTCCTGGACGCCGACAGCGACCGGCGCATGGAGGTCCTATCTGCCCTCCTGGGCCTGGACATCTACGGCAGGATGGAGGACATCGCCAAGGCATCCGCTACGGAGCAGCGCCGTACCATCGCCGCCCTCAAGGAGCGTATCAACGTCCTGGGCGAGCAGATCAGCGAAAAGGATGAGCTACTGGATGAGGACATGGTGCTGTCCGAAGAGATGGACGAAGCTGTCCATGACGTAGCATCCGGCGAGGCGGACCTCCGGGCGCTGGAGAGTGCCGAGGCTCTGCTTGCCGAAGTGATACGGCAGGCCGAGGATAAGGACGCCCAGGCCAAGGAATATGACCGGGAGCGAGACAGAAAGGCTCTGGAGCTGGAGAAACTGGAGGGCCAATACCAGGACGCCCGCCACCTTGCAAACGGTCTCAGAGACGCCCAGGACGCCGCTGAGAGGGTCAAGGCGGCGCGGGCAAAACTCCAGGACCTCTCCCCCAAGGTGGACCGGGACAAGGAGCTGCTAAAGGAGCTGTCCCGCCTCCGGGATGAAATCGGCAAGGCGGAGCTGGACGCGGAGGCGGCCCGGAGAAAGCTCCGGCAGTACCAGGACATCATCGACAGAAAGCCGGACGTGGAGGCGGCCCAGGCCGCGCTTGACGCCCTGGCCCCGGTAAAAGCGGAGGCCCAGGAGCGGCTTGCCAAGTCCTTTGAGACTACTAAGGCGCTGCTGGCCGCACGGGAGGCCAAAGACAAGCACCTGGCAGACAGCCGGGTCCGCATCGGGGAGCTTCAATCCCGCCTTGCGGCGGCTCAGGCCGAGGCCGGGAAGCTGGCCGACAGCGGTTGCCCTGTGCCGGAGACCGCTACTTGCAAGTTCCTGGTGTCCGCTGTGGCAGCTCAGGCCGCTATCCCGGAGCTGTCCTACTCCCTGGAGACCATGAAAGCGGAGGACCGCGCCCGGTATGAAGAGCTGACGAAAGCCTATGAAGAGGTCCTGGCAGCGCATGAGGCCCTGGGTAATCCGTCGGGAGACCTGGCGGAGCTGGAGGCCAAGGAGCATACCTACCGGACCATGACCGCCATCGCGCCGCAGATCGCGGTGGCAGAAGCGAAGCTGGAGGAAATCACCGCCTCCATCCAGGCCGCCGAACAGACCGCCCAGGACGCCAAGGAGCGGACTGTGGAGATTGACGCGGAGCGGGCGGCCCTGGGGCTGGCGGTCATCGAGTACCAGGCCGCGAAGAAGAGCATTGAAGACGATGAACCCATCGCCGGACATCTGGCCGACTGCCAAGCGGCCGGCGCGACCGCCGACGCCCTGGAGCCGCAGCTTGAGCGCCTGCGCCTGGAGATTGCGGAGCTGACCCGGAAAGTCACCACCGCGCACCAGGAGGCCGAGGACATCCGGCAGCGAGCACCGAAAGCGCCTGGGGACGTTAAGGGCCTGCGGGCCGCCCTGGAGAGCCGCCGGAAGAGCCTCACCGAATTTGCTACCCAGCGCGGGGTCATCAAGGCCAAGCTGGAGGCGATCTCCGAGGCCGAGGCGCAGACGGCAAAGCTCCGGCGGGACATCGAGGACGCGGCGGCCACCCTGAATGACTATACGGTGCTTACTCAAGCCTTTGGCCTGGACGGTATTCAGTACATGATTATCCGGGGTGTGGTCCCGGAGATTATGCGGCAGAGCAACGACATCCTGGCCGCCATGACCGGCGGGCGCATGGCCGTTGACATCCGCACCGAGCGCGAGCAGAAGAGCACAAAAACGGTAGTCAACAGCCTGGAGGTCTGGATTAACACCATCACCGGCGGGAACCGGCCCTATCAGTCCCACAGCGGCGGCGAAAAGGTGAAGATAGCCCTGGCCGTCACCCTGGGCCTGGCCGACGTCAAGGCACGGAGGGCAGGCGTCCAGCTCGGTATGCTCTTCATTGATGAGCCGCCCTTCCTGGACGCGGACGGGACGGAGGCTTACGCGGACGCGCTGGTGAACATGGCGGCCAGAAACCCCAATATGCGGATTTTGGCTATCTCCCATGACCCGACCATGAAAGCGCGGTTCAGTCAAAATATCATCGTGACCGGCGGCGAAGACGGTAGCTCTGTAACGATGGAGTGAAACCCATGAGGCCGGGCGGCCTCAAATCCACGGAAAGGAGGGGTCCGCCTGAGGTACATCATGGAGCACCGAGCTTTCG